TGTACCTACATGAATACCAAAATCAGATTCACCCATTAAATTAAACTTATCTCCTTCTATTTTTCCTTTACCTAAATGATATACATTTTTTGTGTATTTAACTTTTGGTGCTTCTAATGCTGTCACAGCTTTGTCTGCACCTTTTAGTAATCTAGTTGTTTGATCTGTTAGTTTATCTATTTTATTTATACCTTTTAATAAATTTTTTGGTAAAGATATATAATCTAATTCCATAATACCGTTAAAACCTTCTTGATAATATCCTTGAGTATCAGGGTCTTTAGGATTTATATTTTTAGGAATTTGACTGTTAGCTTTTAAAAATTTCGTATATATTTGATTTTTTAAACCTTTTGTTGGGTATATATTATCTAATTCTTTAAATTGTTTAGTTAAATTTTTTATTGTCTCTGAACCTGTAGTTCCAAATAGTTTTTGAAAATCTTCTGGTAACATATTAGCATTATTCATACGATCATAGTAAGAAGATAAAAGTGCATTTTTAAAAGAAGTATTTACCATATCTCTAGCTTTGTCAATTGGAATATTTTTTTTTACAAGTCTGTATAAATGTTCTTCTAATTTATTTTTTATTTCAAATTCTTTTTTGCTAGATGCTGTTTGAAAACCTTTATTAAACATTTCAAGTAACTTGTTAAGTTTTTTTACCGATCTAAATACTGCTGCTTTACTTTTTTCACGAAAACTAATAAGACTATCTATATTTTCTACTGTATTATAAAAATAATTACTTGTAGGAAATTTATCTCTTTCTACTAACTCTTTATTAGTAGGTAATCCTTCCTGTATAGTTTGATACATAGAAGTTCCACTATATTCTAATAAATCATCTTTAAGTTCTTCACCTTTTAAATTTTTTATACTTGTATTTAAAACAGCATCTGCTACATCTGTTCTTAAAGGTTTAAGTGTTTTACGTATTTTAGTAGTTAATATATCTGGTATACCTGATGAATAAAAAAAATTGCTTTTTACATTAAGAGATGGACCACCAAAATGTTCTGCTCTTAACATAGTTTGTTTTGGATTATAAAAATCTTTTATAAATAGAACTTGATTATCTGTTAAATTATTAAATAAAGGATTATCTCCAAACGATTGTAAACCCATATCTTTGCTTTTATTAGAAAGTGAATACATAAAATTTAATATATCAAGATGTTTTTGAATGTCTTGTGTGCCTTTATCAAAACTATATACATTATTATATATTCTTGATCGAAAAATTCGTTGCCTTAATGGGTCTTTAAAACCTTCTTTAGTGCCTAAATAGTTTACACTTTTAAAAACAGTATTAAAAAAATTAAAAAATTCTTTATATGGAAATTTTTTACCTGTGCTGAGTTCCCATGATTTTATGTCATTTGCAGTAAGTTTGCCCTTTAATGCTTCTACAGCGATAGGATATTCTCCTTGAAAAACTTCATAACCATCTAAATTTTGTTGTAATTGTTTTAATACAAGACTAAAATCTCTAGCTATATTTATTTTACCTGCATTAATACTTTCCCTAAACGCTTTTAATCTAGTTACATTATCTATAACATTTCCGTCTGGAAGTATAAATGCTTGATTTTTTATTTTTTTAATTGAGTTAGTTAAAGGAGAATCATAAAAAGTATTACGTTCTACAAAATAAGTTCCTGTTACTTCACCATAAACGTCATATGTATTATTTAAACTATCTACTTGTCTTATATCTTCATCAAAATGATAATATTCATTTCTCAAAGGTGTATGCATATCATCTAGTGTATTTTCACTTTTTACAACATGAACATCTTTTTCTGGTATACGTGTTGCTATAGATATTTTTCTTTTTTCATTGTGTAATAACTTTAAATGTTTTTCTGTTTCTATATTTAATATTTCTTTATTTTTTATAATATTTTCTTGTTGCTTATTTAAATTAATAGGTTTATTAGAACCTGAGTATTCACTTATAAATAAATTAGGTACTGGCTTACCTTCTTTATCTGTTGCTGGTACAACATCTGCATAACTAGTACCTACAGCTTTAGCTTTATTAAATTGATTAAAATAAGTTGTAATATTTGAATCAAAATTCATAGTAGATGCTCTAAAATTTTGTATTAACGGTGTTAAAGATTGATAACTTTTTTGTATAGCCGTACCTATATCAGCTTTAGGTATTAATGATGATGCTTTTATAAGAGGTGCAGCTGTAATTGCTCCTGCTGTTCCTACTACACCTTTTAAAAATTTTCTTTTTGATGGGTCTTTTGGTGCAGTATTATCTACCTTTGTAGATATAGCAGTTTGTTTAGGTTTATCTATAGCAGTTGTTAATTTAGGTGGTGTTACTTTTGATGTTTTTGATAAACCTTTACTAATAGCTGTAGGTAATGCAATTAAAACAGTTGACAGTTCTCCAATTAGTTGAGCAGGATCATTGGGATTATCATTTACACCGATAGACTTCATAAGTTTAGAAAACTGTTCTCTACCCATAACTTTTTGAGTTTTGTCAACTGCTCTCGTAAAAAATTTTGTTACAGGTGATTTTGTAATAAAGTCTGGACCATATTGATTATTTAAATCATTTGCAAGTTTAGCTAGATCAACTAGATCAGATGGTATTGCAGGTATACTTAATGCTACACCTTTTGCTACTCTAGGCAATGCTTTTGGTAAATCTTTAGTAAATATTTGTTTACGTAACTCTTTTATTTTAGGAGAATAAGGGTCAGGTAATGGTGCAGATAAACCCATCTGTGGTATTTTTATAGGTTCTTCACTAAATATATTTTTAGTTTGTTCTGTTAAACTAACCATTTACCTCATCTCTTAATAATTTAAGTCTACGTAAAGATGCTATTGCACCTTGTGATCTATACATTAAAATACTATTATCAGATTGTTCTAATGCTTTATGTTGTTGTACTATTAATTGTTCTATATAATTACTGAACGCTTCCCATTGGTGGTTGTTGTTCACCAACGGTTTCAGTTTGCTGAGTATTTGTTTGTCCACCTTGCTGAGGTACTCCTGTAAATCCTTGTTCTCCCGGAATAGGTGCTTGTCCTGTTCCTATTGTTCCACCACCTGCTCCTGTTGGATCAGCTACATCTGCTCCTGCAGGTGCTTGTTGTGGTTGTCCTTGTTGCTGTGGTGGTTGTTGTGGCATAGGTTGTTGGAAGCCCTTCATTAGTTCTGCCTGTATTGCTGCATCATTCATATTATTTGTTACCTTATCAGGATCAAGGTCTAATGATTTTGCAATCTCCCTTATAACATACTGAAACTTAGCAAAAGGTGCAAGAGCAGGGTTACTTGCAACTTGTAAAAATTGCATTAGTCTTTGTGATCTAACTTCGTTAGCCATTAGACTTTCTGTTCCTCGTGCTTTAACTTCTAAATCACCTTTTATTTCAGAGTCATAATCAAATTGCATATTAAAACGAAATAAACCTTCACCTAAAGGTCTTAATAGATAATCATCTACATTTTTAATAACTGTTTTTATACTACCACTTGCAGCATTCATTAACATAGAAATACCACTAGCTGTTCTACCTATACCTGTCACACCTGTTTGTCCGTGTGCAAATGATGGAAGACCTGTTGATTCATCTGCAAGTTGTCTTGCCTTATCAAATAATTGTAAATTTTCATTTGATACATTTGGAAACTTTGTACCAAATATAGCTTGACCCGGAGCACCACCCTGTCTTCTAAATATTTTACCCGGATATACAGACAAGTCTTGTCCCGGAACTAGATTTGTTTCATCTACTTCTATTAGCATATTACCTGACAATACAGCATTATCTACAGCCATTCTCATAAAGCCATTCATTAAGGTTTGTGTATCATCCATATTTTCTGCAATACCTACACCAAAGAATGAATAAGGATTAAGCTCATATGGTGCAGCTACATAAGGTATCTTAGCAGGTTTAAATGGATTAAGTACCATTCTAAGAAGTTTACCATTACATATCCATGCATTTATCTGTAGTTCATCGAAGTCTTGTAGTTCTTTTGGTATTTCAACATTTTGTTCTCTTAACATATCAGTATCACACATACCCCAATACTCAAGAACTTGATATCTTTCTATACCATATTCAGGTGCATAATCAGATAAATCATCTTCCCAAGATTCTTTTACATAATTTTCACCATCTTCTATAGCTTCTTCAATAACACTATCTCTAAAATGAGGTCTACGTTTTAAACTACGTAGCTGACTTCTAGACATTTTATGTCTTTCAATTACATATGTTGCTTCATCCATACTGTTTGCATCAGGGTCAGGATAAAAGTTCCATACAGATACGTGATTTACTTGTGGCACAGTTTTAAATATAGGGCTATAATCACCTTCATCATTCCAATTAGGATACTCTTTATCTACAGCAAAAGGTCCTTTCATTACACCTGTACCAAACAATGCCATTTCAAACGCTGTGCTTCTTAAATGTTTATTAGCACCTGACTCTTGTAATTGATCGTGTATTTTCTTTTCCATACTTTTTGCTGCAATCATAGCAGGACTAAAAGTAACAGATGTTGGTGTTGTACCTGCACCCTCTTTTAAATTATCTATATCTGATAGCTTATTTTTTAAAGGTCCTAGTTTTTCTTTTAAACTAGTTTCTGTTGCACCTGCAGGTAAATCTTTACCATCTCCTGCAAAACCATATGGTGACTCCATATCCATATTATTACGCAGTTCTTCAGGTTCTTTTGGATCAAAGTGTACATCTGCTACAACACCTTCAGGTAATTCTGTAGGTTCAATACTTAATGGAAATTTATTACTAGCAAATAAAACATCTACAATTGAACCATAAGCAGCAAGAGTTTTTGTTTTTGTTACTTTTATAAATACTCTAGATTTTTCTGCTTCAGTAAATTGAACATCTGTACCATAGATACCTCTATAATTTTTGTAGGAACGTAACCATCTTGTTTCATCGTTTTCTCTATACTTGTCTGCACGATGATACTTTTCCATTATAAATGGTATAATACCAGAACCATCTTCTTCGTATGATTCTCCATCTTCTAAAGCAATAGCATCGTCTTCAATCATAATGTCTTCTTCAGCCATATTGTTTCCTTAATATCCAAATGTTGCATCAGCTACAGGCATACTACTTGAAGGTGTGCCCATAGGATCATAATCAAATATACTAAATCTAGGTCTTGACATAATGCCGTATCTTAATGCATCATATAAGTGGTCTTCAGATTTAGTATCAACATCTTCAGGATTTTTCTTATCTAATGGTATTGCAGGTATCTGTGATATTAAATTTGTACAGTTATTAAAAAACACTAATCTTGGTTCTTCTGTAAATTCATCTACCTGTAATCTCCTATGTAATTCGTTTTTACCTGCTACACGAGAACCCTTACTTCTATCTGATGGTCTCCATCTACAACCTCGTGTAATCATTTGTTCTGCAAGTGAAGGACCTGTATCACCTCTTTTGTGCCATAAACTAGAGTCTAATACTCCATACTTCATATTACCATCACCTGATTCTAAATCTAGAACCATATCTGCTAAGTCTGTTGCAAGTACTTTTGATACATAAAGTTCACGATAGACAACAAGCTGTTCAGCAGGTGAAACAGCAAACCAAACAACCCCTGAATAACTGCCGTAACCATAGTCACAAGCACGGAACTTAACCCAATTATTAGGTATGCTGTAAGGCTCAACAACGTGTATATCCCTGTTAAACTCAGTAAACGCTGCACCCTCTTTAATATCCCAATCACCCTCCAAGAGTTGTCTTCTCTGTTGTTCAGGAAGGGAAAGTAGCATTGCTTCATAGTCTCCACTTTCTGAGAGGTATGGATTATCAGATAATCTTGCAGGAATAAATCTCCGTTTAAATAAGGATTTTCCTGCTTTTCTATGTCCTGCAGGGTATTTAAGAATTTCTCCTGTTTCAATATCTGTTGCGTCAAATGCATTTCCATAAGGTGCTTGGTCTATAAACATTTTTTTAACCCAATGATGTCCTATGCCACCCGGGTTAGTTGTTGCTCTCATAAAGATTGGTAAGTCAGGTGCTGTAGAACGTAGACGTGAACGCATATAATTCCAAGCAAAAGGACTACCCCATTGTGTTAATTCATCAAAGCCTATCCAACTAAATGCTAAACCTTGATATCTCATAACATCTTCATCTCTATCAAGATAAGACATCCAAAGTCTTGCACCTGACGGTGCTACCCATTGCATCTTTCTTTCATACCACTTTATACCCTTCCATACTTTAGGATATAATTCTTGAGATTTAAATATAAGTTCTCTAAGTTCTTCTGTAGTATGTCTAAGTAATAATCCACTAAATTGTGGATGACCCATATATCTTAAAGGGTCTGCTAACATAGCAAACGATTTACCACCACCTGCTGAACCACCGTATAAAACTTCTCTTTCTGATGCAGCAAGAAACTCTGTTTGAGGTCCTTCATTTGGTGCAAATACTACGTTTCTTTCTTCAGTAATAACAGGTTCTACTTCTTCTACTATGTTATCCGTTAGCGTAGGCTTTTGCTCCTGTTCTAGTTTCTTCGATTTCTTTCGCTTTGGAGATCGCCTTTTCTGCATACTCTGCCCACTTGCGTAGGCTTCTAATCTTGTTCTTACGTTTCTGCTCATGCTGTAATCTTTTTCTTAATCCTACGTGTGATATATACCTGCCTGTTTGTGTTGTAAGCCAATTAGCTACTTCCCTATAGGAATATTGCTTTATATAAATTCTTGCTATTTCTAATTTATCTAATTCTTTTTCTACAGGATTTAATATGTATGGATCGTTTTCATCTTTAACGTAACCAAAAGGAATTGTTCTTGCAATTCTTGGTATTGAAATCCATTCATTCTCTTCTTTTATATCTGTTGGTTGTGGTAACTCCCACTTACCTAAACTTCTAGTCATCATCCTCTGCAGGTTTTTTTGTAGGCATAAGCATAACACCACCTGATGCTTCTACTTGTACCTTCTCTGTTTTTATTAAACCTGTCCTATCTAGTAATTCTTTAGCCGCAGACATCTTATCACGTATGCCTAGCTGTGTAGGGTCATCTATACCTGTTACCATAGCCACAGCAGCCTTAGGAGCGTTTCCTGCCATATAAGTTTGTGTAGCATCTAGTATTTCATCTTTTAATGATGCAATAATTTCATTGTTATTAGTATTAGTTGAATACCCTGCAATAATTTTAGCATCTTTAATGTTACCATTTGCATCTGCAAATAAAGCATCAATAAATTTTTGCTGTCTCTCTGTTAATTTTCTAGCCATGTTTTATAAACTTTCTTTCTTTAGGTTTAAATAACTCTATTAAATTTTTAATATGTTTCTTTCTTTGCTCTTGTTTTATTAACTCAAGCCTACTCCCTGCATCCGTGATATAAGCCTGTCTGCTCGATTTGTTACTTGTTTGTACCATCTACTGTCTTTCATTTGATAACCTGCTTCTAACCAATTACCATCATGAATAGCCTGTATCATTTTTTTAAATTTAGATAATCTAGGTCTGCCCATATTAAACATCATATTAGCTAAAATTAATCTTACTTCTTCAGGAAGGCTATCCCAATCTTCAAACAATTTTTTACACTCACCTATTGTGATGTGTACGTCTTGCTCAAATACTTCATTAACCCTGATTTCATCCACCAATGTTCCCACTTCTTTTTGGTACTCTTGGTCTTGGTCAGTAACGAGATGTCCGATACCAAACGTAGGTAAGCCAAGGTGGTCCAGATATATTTCGTATTTGCATCCTTCATCTATCTTTAATTCCTCTCTTAGTCTATCGGTAAATGTTTCCATTATTTCTTTCCTCCTAGAGCACTAAAACCAAAATATGCTCCGACTAAGCCACACATAGAAATGTACTGAGTCATAAGGATAGACTCTGCTTCTGCGAGTCTGTCTGGAAATGCTAGGGTTAATATTGTTGTTATTGCCATTAAATAAATTAGTACCCAAGCCATTCTCCTTTTATTTATTTGATATCCCATCTTATCAGGTATTAAATCGTTTGAACTGCATTTGCAGTCTTCTTTTCCACACGCACAAGTCATTTATTTTTTCCCATTAACTGCATACCTGTCTTACCAAACCTATATCCAAAGCTACTACCTATACATATATACAAACATGTACTAAACCAAGGTGGTGTATTTTCGTTTAGGAAGGTAAAACCCTCTGCTACATACGGCTGACTCCAAGGCAAGAAACATGCTACAAGAATGCCACCAAAAATAATTGTCCAAAACTCATCCTTCCAAGAACCTGCCATTTGATTAGTAAGGTTCTGTTCCATTAACATACTTGATGTAGCTTCAGTCTCATAGACTTTAGCTTCTGCTTTAGCACGAGCTACCTTTACTTCTGTCTCGGCTTTTTGTTTATCCATTTTGCCCTGTATATAAGTTCCTGCTATATTAGCAATAGGGCTTAGTAATGATGATAATCCTAACATTATGATTTCTTATGCCTTTTACAAAAATTTGCAGCAGCTTCTTCGCTACCAAATCCCCACGCTTTTAAAGCTAATGCCTTACGTGTAGGTCTTCCTTTAGAATCTTTCATAGGACCTTTCATACCTGAAAATCTACAGGCAAAAGATATTCTTCTTGGATGTGTTCCTTTTTTAAGTGGTGCTTTTAGATTACTTCCTTCTTTTTTTTTGAAGTGTTTTCTACCTGCTTCGTTTAAACCACCCTTAGGATTTTGATATTTTTTAGCTACCATAACTAACCTTGAAAGAATATATGATAAACTAATAATGCTATAATAAATAATTTACCATAGTCTAAATCAAAGTTTGTTCCTTCACCAAATCTTTTATTCCATACTTCAAATTTAATTTTGTCCCAATCAATCATGTTGGTTCTCCTTTGCTAGGTATCTCTACGCACACACTATAACCCTCTATATATTGTGGGTCTTGCATTATGCTGTTTCTAACTTGATTTACATATTCGTAGCATCTGCTTTCTGATGTAAACGGAAAATTTACCATTGGAAAATTAACAAATGCTGAAGTTTCTCCTAATGACCATAGGATTGTTATTACTGGAATCCACATATTTTATTCACCTTTCTTAGGAATGCAGTAAACCTTGAGAAAGATTTTGTCTCCTGCCTGTCGTTGATGTATATCTTGTTGTCGCATTTTTTGTGCATATCCAAGGCACGTATCCAAATCATTGAAATAGACATTTTCTTTAATCTCTGTTCCTTGTAGTAAAACTACTAGCATCCATAACATATAATACCATATACAACATTAACTGTCAAGCAAATTTTCTATACTGTCTTACTTTTTTTGCAACAGTTTTTGGTTGTTTAGTAAACTGTTTACCTGCCTTCTTGCCTTTTCTCTTTGCCTTTGTTGTTGCTGCGTATTCCTGTGGAGTTAATGCTTTTATTGCTTTCTCTGGTAAGTATCTTTCTCCAGTTTTCGATGAGGGCTTTCCAGATTTCGTTCTCCATTTTTGTTTACTCCATGCTTTTAATGATCGTTGTGATTTTGCTAATGCCATTATTTAAATTGTTCCTTTATACTTCTAACTACGCTTTTAATATCAAATGGTTTTTCATTTGGTCTATAAGGACACTCATATTGTCTAGGACATTCACCTGCATCGTAAGGCACATACTCTCTATACTGTGTATTATTTGCACCTACAAAGACACATACTCTTTGATTATTTCCTAGTATCTGACTTGCTAATCTGCAAGTTGTCATTTTTGCTTTGTCATCTTTTGTAAAAGCTACAATTGAAAACAGTATACAAAAAACTATAATAATAAGAACTGTTAAACAGAAACGGTTATTAACCATATCATCCAACCTAAAGCACTTACACCTACTAAAGAAGCTATTCCCATAATGGTATAGTCTCTTATCATACGTTGTTGTTCTTCTTTAGCATAGATAGCTTCTTGTCTAGCTTTACGTATCCTACCTTCTTCTTTGATCAAGTCATCCCACGCTTGTAATCCGTAGTTTCCTATCAAAAAATTTCTTAATTCTTCTCTTTGTTTTGCTAACTTTTTTTTAGCTGAAAAACTTTCTATTGCTACTTGCTCTATAGACCCATTAAATAACTTGTCAAAAGTAGATGGGCTATTAGCATTCCTATGTACATTGTCTACATCACTTACTGCTGACATCCATCTGCCTAATTCAGATGACATATCTTCTATTTCTTTACCTACCGATATAGCTTTTTTAATAGCATTATAGGCTGTAGTTGCACCTGTAACGGCTGCAGAAAGGGTTAGTGGGTCAATCATGTGGGGTCTTTCTAAAGTTTAATTTAACCAGTCAAAAAAACTTTTCCCCTTCTCCTTTGAAGTTATGCTTTCTAACCAGTCATAAAACGATTTATATGGTTGTTTTGGTTCTTCGACTGCTACATTTATTTTCTGTAGGTCTTCTATTTCTTGTATTTCTTCAGGCATATAATCAGACATTAGGTATAACCTCCACCTGATTTTTTATATCTTGCTGCTAGTAACTGTGCTTTTCTAGCAGACCATTGTCCCGGATTACCACCTTTACTACCTGCTTTAATAGAGTTAAATAATCTTTTACGCATTGTAGGTTTGGTATAGTTACCTGCTTTATTTACTGTACTTTTCTTTTTTATAGCCATTTTTATACCTTCTTTTTATATCTTTTCTTTTGATCTGTTCTAATTTTAGTTAAAGTTTTAGCTTGTTTTTTATGTAATTTAGATGCCTTTTTTAAGCCTTTAATTACTTTTGTTAATGGTTTTGTATAGTGCGGCATTATTTTTTCTCTCTTGCTTTCTTTAATTGCTCTTTTGCTTTTTTAAATATGGCAGCGACTTCTGTCTTGCCCATCACTTTTGCTCTTTGCTCTGCGACTGTGAGGATTTGTATTTTTCTTGCGTAAGGTTTATTAATTTTTTTAACCTTAGCAACTGTTGCTCTTGCGTCAGATACTGTTGCAAATTTGATGCTAACCGTGTCTTTAGGGTTTTCATCCGTGTATAAACGTCTGCCACTTCCTTTGGGTTTTTTGCCTGTTCCAACTTTAGGGTCTTTTCTTTTTTTGCTTTTTGCTGTTGTCATTATATAAGTTATCAAAAGTTGTGCTAGGGTCTAAGTAGCTTTCGTGACTTTCTGCCGAGTGTGACCATTGTGACGGTGTAAAGTCAGGTGCTCCTTCTCCAGTTGCCCATAAAGCAGGACTTGTAGCACGGACTCTGTTATTAGGCAAAGCAACAAGATTACCTGTCCACTTTCCTGCATCTAGCAGGTATAACACATGCGACTGTTTATGTTGAGCAGGATCATCTGCTATGTCGCTATCTGTGTAGTCAACTGTAAATAAATATTTACCTCTGTAAAATTCTCCTCCAATCTTACAAAGCCAAGGGCTTGAGCTTACTCTGTCCATCACGACTACACTGTGATTTCTAGACTCACAATCCCAAGGTTGTGCTAAATGGTCTTCCATAGGTTCTGACCATTCATCTAGTGGTATATCAGCTACAAGTGCCTGTATTGGCATTCTAGCCCACATAGCTCCACCATGTATGTTTGTTTCAGGTCCATCTTCGAAATCTGCTTCACAACCTGTAAATACAAGTTGAAAACTCAGAGACCTGTCAGGTATTGTATTAACTGCAAATACCATCGCATGTAAAAACTCTCCGTGATACTGCGAATGGTTAGACGTAAACTCTTTCCGTACCCAACAATGAAAATGGGGTACGTTACTTATGAGATACGGCATTATCTACGTCTTGCAGCTCCACCTTTAGACATTGCTTTTTTCTTTTTCATGCCTACTCCACCATACATCATTTTGACACCACCTTTAGCCATAGCTTTCTTTTTCTTTTTAGCCATAGCACCACCTACTGCCATTCCTTTTTTCTTTTTCATAGCACCACCTAGTGCCATTCCTTTTTTCTTTTTATACATTGCCATAGTTTTTCTCCTACTAAGCCCTTGATCGAACCTTACCTGCAGTTTTAGTTCGTGCAAAGGATCGGTTTCTTCTTACAGATGAGATACCTAGATTACTAAATCTATTATCTCGTGGATTACCATTTTTATGTGTAACATCTTTACCTGCTACATTAACTCCACGCTTCTTCATAGAATTACGTGCAGCATTCCTACTGTCTCTTCGTTTTATCTGTTCAGGTCTACTGTGATAATTATCGTATTCTTTTCTATAATTACGTTTGTAAGCCATTAGTTCTTTTTAAGATAGGATACTAGTTCTTTTTTACTAGGTCTTCTACCTAATTTCTTTTCTAGTGTTTTTTCTGCTTTAATTTCTTTCATACGATCTGCAGTAGTTCCTTTACCACCGACTATAAGAGAAAGCATCATACCACTACCACCCTTATCTGTTTTCTTTTTACTTTTACCATTGTCTCTTTTTGGTCTAGGTAATGGTGTTGCAATTGTTATAGCAACTTTAGGATTAGCAGGTTTTTTAGTTTTTGTAGGTGTTTTAGATTTTGTTTTATTTTTTTGACCACCTTTAGTATTTGTAACTTGTAATTTGTTACCTGTTAATGTAGCATCTGCAACCTTTGTAGGTTTTAATGCTGACAGTATTGTTCCAATAGCTACACCTACTCCTGTTGCTCCTGCTACAGCAGTTAAAGGTCTTTTACGTATTTGAGTACGTATGGTATCAAGTATCTTTGACATACTGACGTTAGGCATACGTGCTTTTACTTTTTTAGCTAGGTCTTTTATTTTCTGTTGATTACCTACTGTCTTTTTATTTACAGGTGGTTTAACATTTTTCTTTGTTTGATTGCCTGAACCACCACGTTTGTTAGGTGGCTGTTTCTTTCTTTTAGCAGCTTCTTCGTCTTTTTTCTTTTGTACAGCATCAGGTAATTTACTACGTGCTTCAAGATCAGGTTTCATTCCGGGATTGTTAGCACCCCCGGGTAATCTGCCTTCAGTAGCAAATCTAGCAACTGAGGGTTTTACTTTACTAAGAGGGGTTAATTTAATTTTAGACATCATTGCTTTAGATACAGCATTTTGAATAGTAAAATTTTTAATACCTAGACTTTTCATCTTTGCTGTAATAGCAGGTTTTGTTGCTTTTATATATAAAGTGCTTTGATTTTTAATAGATACTGGATATACAGCCATTTAACTGTTCCTTTTTATATTTGCATATGCTTCTGGACTAGCTTTTTTTAAAGCACGTAGCCCTGCATTATCTGTAACACTACCACCTGCTACATACATATGTTTCTTACCACCTGACATACCACCATAGGACATTTTCTCTTTATTCTTTTTAAGAATAGTTCCACCCTTATTGTTTTCAGATGCTTTATATTTTTTATTTTCATTTTCCATATTTAAATCTCTTAGTTTACTTATTTGTTTAGGAGTTAAGTCAAGTTTATCCATTTCATCTTGAGCATTACTAACAGCTTCACTTGAAAGATTTATATTCATAGTTTTCTGAAGTAAGTTTATGTATTTTTTTTCTGTTGCTGTCAAATTTCTATATCGACTTGCTAGAGAATTATTGTCTTTTGCAATTAATTTCTTTAAATTACTAATTGGTTCCATTATTCATCCCTTTCTTTCCACCCTTCAGCCCTCATTGCTTCCTCTACATGCTTCAAAGTAAACTTTCTACCGTAATGGGCTTCAACAGCCTGTCGCACGTAGAAGACATCACTATGAGGAATATGCAATCGGTCTAAGGAATTAGTACGTATAGCATTATAGAATGCATCTAACACGTTATCTGTATATAGTTTTACTGATTTTTTCATATTTGTCAAGATTTAATTGTACGTAGGAGTAATATTTATTACAAATCACTTAATATGTACATATATAGTGTTTTTTATAACTTAATATATTAAACATTTAAAGTGTTACACTGTTTGTGTTCTAGTTATATATAATTATAGCCGATTTTTAGATATATGTCAAGAAAAAAATTAAAATACTTTACTTTTAGTGTTATCACTTGCCTTTGTGGTTTACAATGAATTTTCCTAATCTGTTGCACTGTACATATACGTAACGTATACGGTGGTGGTGGCAGTGGCATAGGGTGTGTATGAGCCGATAGATGGTCAAAGTGCTGTAAAACTAGCGTTTTTTAGACATATTTAGTGCTAAATAGACGTATATATGGGGTTTATAGTCAACTGTTAGTATATCAATTGTCTTTTTATTGCTGTTTATAACAAACCGTCAATTGAATTGACACTTTTACGCAAGGTAGGTGCATAAGATATACCTATAAACTCTATATATACCAACGGTTTCAAAAAAAGTATTGACTCTATTTTAGTTTTATGTTCTAATGACCTTATTGATTGGCACTTATGCCGATTATGTATTAACAAGGATTTGTTATGTTAAATATTATTAAGGGATTTGTAACACCTACAGTTACTGAGTTAAAAACTAATGTTGTATTAAATACAAAAGATATATCATTAGTAAATTTAAATAGTGATGTATCAACAGTAATAGATGCATTAATAGATATACACAACAAGTATATGTCTATGTTAGAGAATGGTAGTTTTATGAATGTTGCGTATGCTAGTTTTATTACTAGTCAAATGTATAAAGATCAAAACCACGTTAAGACTATTGGTGGTGTAGAATATACTAGAAAAGAATTAATGCATTCATTAAACCCATTCTTAACTAGTTTTAAAAATGTTAAGGTAGGTAAACAAATGAAGTCTTTGATGGGTAAGTTATATGAACGTAAAATACCGTTAGCTAAAATTCTAAATGACGGTTACGTTATATCGGGCTTACAAAGTACTATTAACTATATTGATGCTAACTTTGAATTAGACGGTAAAAAGAAGGTAAAGAATACCAACGATAATAAAACTAGTACTAAAAAGTCTAATGATAAAAAGACTAGTAAAGATGAAACCGTCAATTCAATTGACACTTCAAATGTTGAAACGGTGGAACAGGCTATTCAGTTACATATTGATATGATTAAAAAAGATTATCAATTAAATGATGCTGAGTTAGCTAACTTAATTATTAAACATCTAATGACTAATAATAAAAAGTTAATGACAACATCTAATAAAAAGACTGTAGCTTTTAAAGTAGCTTAACTAATACATCAAAGGTGAGAGCAGAAATGCTCTCACTTTTTTTTTGTCTTTATTTTTTTTAATCCTAAATAAATATTAGGATAGTAGGGGGGGGGTAAGAGCAGAACTAGGATAGTAAATGAGGGGGGAGAGCAAACCGTCAACTCAATTGACACTTTGGGTGAGGGCTGCAAAAAGGTCTAGGGGGTTGACAACGGTAGAGATATATGCTCTAATATAGGCATAATCAGTTAAGGAGTTATTTATGAGTAGAAAGCACGGAGTCGGTTGGGATAATGGAAACATTGTACCCATAGGCAAGAACTTGAAATCACATAGTGGTAGGCATATCGTCAATGAGCAAAGGCGAGATGAGGGTAATAATATTATTATTAATCACGCATACCATAATAAACTACAGATGCAAGTGTACCTACAAGAGCAGAGGGAGAAGAAGGACAATGAATTGTGGGCAGATACTATGCGTATGTATGATGAATTACAACAAACCGTCAATTCAGTTGACACTTTAGATGAGGGGGAATAAATATGGTTAAAGTATTATTAGATTTTATAGTATTAGTGGGTATCGTATGTATGCTATTCGTATCACTAGTAATGGGCGAACCTATATTTTTTACATTAGCAATCTTTGGAGGGTTCTATATGGGATATGAACTACTAAAAGATTTAAGGAATACGTCACGATAGTGTGATGTGTAGAAGGGCTTGACAACGGCATAGTCTTATGCTAGAGTTTAGCCATAATCAAAAACCAACGACATACAACTTATAGGAGATTATATTATGTCAAACAACACAGTTAAAGCACAAAGCAACTTCGTATCATCTGATGCAATAGATGTTAAGAATGTAACTTATATTACTGCAAAGGGTAATCCTGCAAGGAATCCAATCTTTATACACTTATCAAGAGCTAAGAAGGGTGGTGCAGTTAGTACTGTCAATGACAAGTTCTACAAGGGTGGGCAGGTTATGCCAAAAGAGATAGTGCAAGAGATTGACCTTAATAAGATATCTTATGCAGTACTGTAATTCAGGTTAGAAATTCTAACCCAATTTAATGGGTGGCACACTTCTGTGTCACCCCAACTATGGAGAATATGTATGACTATTAGTATAAAAGACCAATTTGGTAATGAGATTGAAGAACGTATTGAGGAATTAATGCGAGAAGGCAAGGAGTCACCTATTCGTGGGTGGTCTGCTAGAGAAATATCTAAAACCATTACAAAAGAATTTATTTGGGAAGTAGATGACGAAAACAAGGCAGATGTTATTGAGATGTATGCCTTTAATCATATAAGAGAACTATGTGGAGTAAAATAATGACTATAAAAGAACTAATTAAAATATTACAAGAGCTTGACCCAAATAGTAAGGCTATGATTGATACTGATGCAGGTATTGAGGAAGTTAAGCAAGTTTCAGAATCAATTGATGCTGACTATAATGAAATTTATATTATGGGAGATAAATAATGAATGAAGATGAAGTAGAACTATTAGAAGATGAGTTTGATGAAGGAACTCAAGAATCAATTGACGAATTTATTAGTAACATAAACTTGGAGGAAGACAATGACTAATTTTAGAAAAGCAGTAGTACACCACGCAGAAGATATATCTGCTTGGAGAAACCCAAACGTGGAGAGTCAGATGCATTGGGTGGCAGACTTACACGTAAACAATAATCTACCTACAGTTGAGCATATATTAGAAGATATATATAAGCGAACTAACAACATAGAAGACAGTTGGGTTGACAATGATGGTGTTATTTGCTATAAAACTCCTATGAATGGCAGAGGTCATAGGTCTACATCAGTAGGGGATACTATACAACTGTGGACAACTGAAGCCTATCATAGCCGTTGGAAGGTATCCTTTGATGGGTTTGAAAATCTTGATGAGGTAGAATAAAATATAACCGTCAATTCAATTGACACTTTAACAAGGAGATATGTTATGACATATAAATTAATAGGTGTTGGTAGTAACACTAAAATTATTAAAGGTGATGGTGCAGAGTTTCAAACTGCTATCCAACATCTAAAACCAAGAAACACAAAGATATGCCCTTTTCAAAATGTGGCTATGTGCAAAGCACCTTGCTTAGATACAGCAGGTAGGGGTAAATTTAACAACGTGCAAACTGCTAGAGAAAGAAAAACAGATATGTATCTTTATGATAGGATTGCTTATATGGATTATCTACACGTAGACCTAACAACATTTAGACGTAGGACAAAAGCCAAAGGTGCAACACCTTGTGTTAGGCTTAATGGTACAAGCGACATACTTTGGGAACGTACAAACATACACTCTACGTTTTATGACGTACAATTTTATGACTATACCAAAGTGGTCAAGAGGGCTTACACAAAGCTACCCTCTAATTATCATCTTACTTTGTCATACAGTGAAGCTAACAAAGATTATGCAGACAAAGTATATCAAGCAGTACTAGACACAGGTATCAATATGGCAGTTGTGTCTACACTACCTATGCCTAAAAAGTTCAAGGGGTTAGATTGTATTGATGGAGATAAAGATGACCTACGATTTCTAGACCCAAAAGGTGTAGCAGTATGGCTTACTGCAAAGGGTAAAGGTAAACAAGACACGAGTGGTTTTGTTATACATTAAACCGTCAACTGAGTTGACACTTAACTGTTATCAGTATAGAGAACTAACTGTTCTTAGTATAGGTAATTAACTGTTACTAGTATAGGAGATATGACAATGAAAGTGAAGTGGTTATACAACACGTTTTTAGAGAAGGTAAGAAAAGCAGATAAGGCAGAGATATATGTATGTCCTGTGTGTGATGGAGAAGGTCAGATGTGTGACAATGACTATCAAAGTTTAGAATGTG